GCATAATGCGTTTTATTAAATTTATAGGCGTATACACATACATATTTTAATTAAATTACTTATTATATATATATTAGTACCCTTAATACCCTTAGTATCTTTTATAATGTAATAATCTGATTATTAATATATTGCAATTGTGTCTTCTGGGTACTGTATAAGGGACTATGGGGACTATCTTTAGAAGATGCTTTTTTCTTCGTTTTGGTATGTAGTACCCCTAGTACCCGTCATGTCATCGGGTAGTTCCCTTAAAAAGCAGTGTACTTTTCCGTATTGCGCTACTCGATACGTCTTTTTTCCCGACCATTTCCAGCCTCCTATTTTCCGAACTAGGGATATTATCTCACTCGAAACATATTTTGTGATATCGCTCTTTCTCATGCCGAGACACTCACATCCTATTTCGATGGCGCAAACCCTGTCACGTACAACCACACCCTCCGGCATTAACGAATCATTTCCTGCTAGGAAATTACGGCGTTGCTGTATGTCCATTGTAGCCCAATTAGGGGGTAATTTCGTATCGAGATACTGTTGTATCAGCCCGATGCGGTCATCTACTTCAGTGTATATTTCACGTCTACTGTTCATCTCTTCCTCCATATCTTTAGGCAAATACAACTGTTGTCCTTCGTTATAATAATGTATCGCTTCCGCCCAGATTTGCCCGATTTCGTAGTCTGTCAGATCCGTCCACTGATTTTTTGTTATCCGGTCAGCGCATACCTCCATAGGCCAAAAACGACGGTCGCCGGTAACATCTCGAAGGAAATTCAAGTTATTTGTTGTCCCGAAGAATACACACTGCCTCATTTGGTCCTGCGGGTAATGTTCGAAGGCTGCGCGGTAAAAATCGCTTGTTTTAGTCAGGAACTTCTTTACGGAATCCATGTCGGCCTTCTTAATTCCCGCTAATTCTGCTATTTCAACAATCCATTTACCCCGAAGATTCTCATACGATTCTTTTCCATCCACGGAAAAAGCATCATTGAACCACATTTTGTTAGTGCACAACTTTGCCAACAACTTACTTTTCCCGACGCCTTGCGCACCTACAAGCACCGTGGTATAGTCAAAGTCGCATCCTGGCGATAATATACGTGCGACACAGGCAGTTAAAGATATTCGAGTACACAAACGGTATAAAGGATTATCCTCCACCCCCAAATAATCAATAAAGACCGTATCGACACGTTTTATTCCATCCCACGAAAGCCCTGATAGATATTCTTTTACAGGGTGGATAGCATTATCGCGTGCAACTATCCCCAGAGCGTCATTAATCTTATCTTTTGCGTCAATCTCCCAGACTGTTTCCAGATATGCCCGAAGATTCATCAAATCATCATCCCTCATGAACATATCGGTATCTTCGGTCTTACGCCACATAGGCAACCTTAGCAGAGCTGCCCGATTAGAGAATTTATCTACAGCAAAGCAACCGGCGACGTTCGGGTCATTCTTCAATATTAGTAGTAGGTTCTTTCTTGATTTTTCGCAAATTCCCTTTTTATTACAATCGAGTTTTTCTTTCCATTCCTGGTCTTCGTCTTCAACGAAGTCAACATCTGCAAAATCGCATTTGGCCGATGCGTTTCTTTCTGTGAATATTGTCTTTTTAACATTTGTATCTTTTGAAGCAAATTCCTCCATTGCAAGATATGAAGGATATTTCGTTATATTCCTGTTGCTCTCTTTATCTATGCCCTCGTCCTTATCTCCAAACAGGTGTAGACGGACTAAATCAAAGGCGTTGCAGAGTTTTCCGCTACTCGGGTCTGTTCCATGGTGCGAATAGGCAAATTTATCGTCATAAACCACAAGACCGGCTGCTGTGGAGCCGTGGACATAGGTGTATCTGTTATCTATTCCGCAAGGCACATACTCTTCCGAAAGAAACGTTTCTATTACCTGGTGAATGTTGTATGTCCGGCAGAAAGCACCGACGATACCTGATTTTTCGAGAGGATCTCCCTGTTTCTTTATCTCTCTGCGTACACCGACGTCTACTCGGCTAGATACAGGCCATTCGGATGTATCCCGCCAATTCTTGTATGTGGCGAGGATAGATTCCACGTCCAACCACTCACCATCCTGATATCGGAAGAGGTATTGCCCATCTATTGAGGTGGACGGCCAATACATAAGTCGCTCCGGTTCATACGTAGTGTCATCGAACATGTCAATACCGATAACGGCTGTGACATATCGGCAAATGGCTTGATATTCGGCGGGAGTTACCGGACGGCTGAACGGTATGATAAGACGTAAACGAGGAGTGTCAGGCGTGTGTTTGTGGGTTGAATATACTACAGCTGCACAATTGAACAACAGGCAAAAGTCATCCCATATATCACCTGTTGCAAAATCAATATCTAAAGTAGCCATTGTGCGTTCCATAACGCTTCCTTTGTTTCTTCGTCCGCCGTTAATATATCCGCCTACAAAGCCTCCGACGTCTTTTATTTCGTCCTGCCTGGATTTAGAGGCTTTCCGATATTCGGCCATTGTCTCATTTGTACGTCGGGTTTCTTTTATCTTGTTAAGGAATTGCCCCCACGTCCATTCGCGATTCTTCCAGTTGATTTCTTTTCGCCCACTGCCGACTGCGATAAATAAAGAACCGTCATTTTGTACCTTGATTTCATTTTCTTCTGCCATAATTTAGTCTTTCTCCTTTTAATCTGTATAACATCATAGATTCTATCAAATTCAGAAGGTATACCGTTAATCATCTTCCACCTCCTCATAAATGAATAAGACACGGTTGATATCATTACCATCTCGTTTGATAAATTTCCGGTAATCTTCCAGTTCTGAACTATCTATAATAACCCGTCCATTGTGTGACATCTTTTGACCGGCATCATTGACGACGGTGATTCGAGTTATTGCTATTTTTGCCATGGGCTTTTATCTTTTGAAAGTTTTTACAGTTATCGGGGAGACATCCCCCCCCGATAGTTACACTGACCGAAAAAATAGAAGCCACATTCAAGTTTCATATTATTAGCGGCCATTATTGGGTGAATTGATTTCATTTTCTTCATTACTTGTTCTGTTTTACTCTAATTGATTATCTTGTAATAACTGCTGTATTGTGATGTTTGCTCTATAACCTCTGTATCGAATTTCAATATTGCATCATAGCGGTTGAAGATGCGCAAACAAAAATCTATGTAGTTCTCGTTATCCTCACTTCTGATATAAATATCCCAAGAACTATGTCCTTTCCCTTGTTTGAAGTTTTCGAAATCATCTTGCATCCCGTAGGATATGTGGTAATAGAAATAATTGGGATAAACAAGCACATCACGTCCTATAATGTATTTTGCTGTCTTATGGCATTCATTATACGGGAATTCAAGCATATCATGCTGCTCTCCGTATCTTCCTCTCCCGTTAAATATCAACCGTTTTATGTCGTCGAAAGATTCAAAATTATCTAATGGGATAGCTGTCCTATTGCGATAAAACTTTAGCCCGTCTATCTTCATCTCTTGAAAGATGTCAAATTGTTTTCGCCACTCCATTAGCTTGAAATGATCGTTGTTTATATACAGGCTTTCAGCGAGAAAATAATTGCAGGAGAATAAGGCATCGGACAAGTATTTATCTGCCTCTTTTAGTCCGCTTGTAATACGGAGTTTAGAACCACCCCAAAAAGAATCATGGGGTAAGCCTTTACGCATGAAGTATTGACAAATACCGATATAAAGGTCATCGTCAAACTTACTAAAGTGCCGATAATAAGGTCTGAACAAATCTACAAGTTTCAGCTTGATAGATTTTAAATACGGGTTCTTGTATTTGTTCTCTTTGCATGAGAAATTCATGCGGTATGCATATATTTCTGCTCCAATCATAGTTTGCCTCCTTTATTCTTTGTTTTACTCTAATTAAAATACACCTCCATCACAGGCGTTAAGAATAATTTCTACTATTCTATCACTTTTCATTCTTCCATTTTCGCCCACTCCATCATTATCATCCTTATCAAGTTTCAAGATATTTAAATTTCCATCAGCAAAGAGAATCAGATTCTTAGGTTTCTTTCGGATTAACTTCTTCAGCTCCTTAATCCATTCCTCTTCTTTCTTCGTTAGTTTGATTATTTCCATAATGTTCCTTATTGTTCTGTTTTAATCTAATTGTTATCAAAATATTCACTACAGACAAATCCCTTTCGCGGGGTAAAGTTTTTAAATTCACAACTTCTAAAAATCCACTTCTTGTCAGCCCATCCAGCCAAATCCTTTTGCCATTGAGGGATAATCTGACGAGGATTGTTTAAGTCCCGGTAAGGCTGGCAATATGGTAAGAACCGCCCGCCTTTTGTTCTCCAATAATTAACGCGGGTAAATGCTTCCTTAAAGTCATTCAATAATATACAGTAGAAAAAGTATTCGCCCTTATAGCCATACTTATCAATCAAAGCCGTAGCCCGTTCACATTCCGCGATTTGTCCCGGTGTATCACAACCGAATCGTATACGCTTTATCCATTTCACCTTTGCAAGCAACCGGGCTATATCATCCGTTACCAGCCGGGCATCTAATCCCTGATTAAAGTCAACCCGCACGCCCATGGAGATTATTTTTTCTATCTGCTGTAACCCGTACTCAGATGCAAGTATGTTGTTATCCATAAGAATCACATTTTTTCGTCCAGCAGATACTTCTGCAATATCCATGTAAGGAGTGATGTTTCCTTCTTTGGCAGGTACAACACACCATTTACAACGATTAGGGCAACCCCTTGTCAAAAAGCCATAAGCCAAATTCTTATCAACATTATACAGATCGTAATCAGGGATCATTCTATCAATTTCCGGTAGAAGAACTTTGCTTATGTCATATCCTGTACCGCCTTTCTCGACTTGATCAGCATTGATATAGTAGCCGTAATCCGGTGTAAAACTGAAGACTTTTGCCATGTAAACCTTATCATAAGAACAAAGGGGATTATACCATTCTACATTGTCGCCTCTTGCCTTGTGCCATGCACTTATCTTCATCAATGCGAGATTAGGGTAATTGCTGTCAACTGCTAATATTCCGATGTTCATTACTGTTCTGATTTGAATCACTTTTTTATTACAACTGCCATAGTGCTAACAGTCGTTCCACTTTCCTTGAATTCACCTGCTCCGATTTCAAAAACTTCTCCATGAACCTCTTCCAACCATTTCCGGAACTCAACACATTTCTTTTCAGATGCGAATTTCCAATGCTGGCTGGTAATAGCAGCAAGAGTTCCACCTTCTTCCAAGCGTTCATACATAAGCCTTACGTGGTCAATATCCTGATTACCGGAAAACGGAGGATTAGCAATAATTTTAGTGTAATGTCCTACACTATCTTTCGTAAAATCTTCATCAAGCAATATTACGTTATCAAGTGCATGAAGAAACTCTCTGTTTTCCGGCATCAGTTCATAGCATTCAACTGTTACTGACGGGCACGACCTATGAATCGCTTTTATCAGAGCGCCACGTCCGGCACTCGGCTCTAATACTGTATCATCCTCATATATCCCTCCGGCAAGCATAACCAGCCAGTCGGCAACATCAGCAGGCGTTTCAAAGAATTGAAAATCTTTTTGTAAATCGCATCGCTTACCTTCTTTCAAGATGGAGAACACACGTTCCGGATTAAAAGGGAATGTAAATCCCTGTATCTTACCTCCCTGCCATGAGCCGCCAGCTTCTTCTATCCATTTCTTTGCTTCAGCATAGGATTTCTTATTGAATTGTACTTTCGGAAGTTTAAGAACACTATCCTCAAGAGTACAATGCTTCAATATTTCTTCCAAATTCCATTTCTTACCTTCATCAGCCTGCTTTTTCTTTTCGTCGGCCGGAGCATCCGGCGCTAACAGTGAAGATATTTTTTCTACAACCATATTGCTCGCATCCATGAAGGCATTGACGCAAGATAGTGCTTCCATGAGAAATTCAGTATCAACATATCCGGCAGCGTCATAAACATCTATACCTTCAGTCATATTCGACAATTCATTGAGCTGAGCTACACTACCACGTAACGTTTTTATTAAAGTCTCTTTGTTGTTCATCATAACTTTTCTGTAAATAAATTCTTGTCGTATCTACACTACCATGACCGAGAAGGTCTGCTAATTGAATTACATCTTTGGTTTTCTTCAGGAACATTTTAGCAAAGAAGTGCCGGAAGGCGTGAGCGTGCATTTTTTTTGAATCGATACCGCAATGTTTACCCCATGCTTTCAGGTGCTGAGAAAAACCTCTTTGAGTCAACGGTCCGAATCTCCCGACAGCAAGAGTACCGGATTTGCCTGTCTCCTTTATATAGTCCTTCACCTCCCTCTGCAATTGCTTCTGGAAAAAGAAACGTCGATACTTGTTCCCTTTCCCTTTCAGAACAACTTCACCGGTCGCTATATCCTCCCACGTGAATTGCTGAAACTCCGAGAGCCGGGCCCCTGTAGTACCCAATACCTTAATGAAGAAATAGTAATCCTTGTTGAGTTTTGTTTTAAGATACTCCAGTAACCGATTATATTCATCTTCGGTAGGAACATTAGAAATATCTAACTTACGTTTCATTTTAGGCCTCTTCAATTCTATCGGCTTTTTCATCCATTTAGAGAACTTCTCAATGGCTGTAATACGTAATCGAATGGTGGCAGGAGAGAGCTTCGCCTCTTCAAGGCTTTTTATAAATCGCCTGCAATTCTCCATATTCAGTTCATTGGCGTATTCGAAGTATTGCTTAAGAGAGGTGTGATAGATATCAACTGTATGTGATGAATAATCATTGTTATCAGTCAACCATATTATGAAATCATGGAGCAGTTTCTTATTTTTCTCTGAAATAACCTCAAGTTTCTCCAAAGGTTTTACAGCCTTTTCCCGTCGGCCATATCCGATTTTAAGATAAGACAATAAATCACAAACAGCCTCACACATAAACGAATGGCGCACCATAGCATCAGCATTTTTATGTTTATATTTATAATAACCACGACGATTGATTTCTTCGGAATTTTCAAGAAAATCAGTCACATATTTGATGTATTTCCCGATGCTATCATAGCTCCTACCCGTCGTATACAGGTAGGATATGTAATCTACCAATATTTGTTTTCGTTTATCATCCATTTTTTTGTTATGAGAGTTAATACTTCTTCCCGTGCATCTTTTCACGGAGTTCGTTATACTTCATTTTCTGCTCGATGTGCCAAAACAGGTCTACATCTAAGTGCTTGGCAAGCCCGAAAATAGATAGTATCATATCATTCACGGCTGTAGAAAAATCAAATATTCCGTCATATCTAACGGGAAGTGTAGAGATGGAATAGATTGATTCGGTAAAACTTTCGCCTTTACAGGCTTCTGCCATATCTTCAATACAGTCATCAATATCTCCGTTGGCAAGTTCAAGGCTTATTCCTCGAAGTCCTGCAAGATCAAGCAAGCGGATAACAGCATCAGCTAATTCTTCTTCGATTGAACCTTTAATGGTTTCGTTATATGCAACTTCGTAACCGCGCTCTTTGGGAATGTCAGAATCCAATCCTTGACAAATGCGGCTGTTAGCAATCTTCTTATTATACCGATCAACATTAGCACGCCTTCCTTTTCTATCTGCTTCCACAGCTTCCATCAGTTCAGAAATCACAAGGCAAAGAAAATGATTGTTACTTAGCTCTTGATCGTGAACCCCATGTTCACAAGCTGTTTTATATGCTTTGTCTCTTAATTCATTTAAATTCATTTTACTCATCCTTGTAATGCTTAAATATATCTATCCAATTCCTTTTCTAATAATTCTCCATCTATTTCAGGAAACAGCCTCAGAACTAAATCCAAAGATTTACAATAATTGTTACTGTATTCTTCAGTATCCATTAATCGAAGTACCATAGAACAAAAGATACTTTTTGTGTCTCTTAATTCGCCTTTCATCAGCAACTTTGATAGTTCGATAATTTGACTAGCAGGATTATGAAATTTTCCGTTTATATATTGAAAAATTATTCTTCCTTCAAATTGGCATATTTCACAATCTAATTCACAATCAATGTACTCTATTTTACTATCTATGAATTCACAATAAACACATTCACTATTAGAAGCAAATAAAATTGCAAAATCATAGATATCATCACTATTACCTA